AGGTATTTGCCCAAATTGTTCTGTATTAGCCGCAATCATCTCTCTAAGAGCGGAGTCATCAAATCCGGGTATCTCTCTATTCTCCATGGCAGATAATCTTTCTTGTAAACCTGAAGCATCAAACCCCGGCTGATTTCTCATTGCATCTATCTGACTTTGTAAACCTGAAGCATCAAATCCGGGTTGATTTCTCATTGCATCTATTTGACTTTGTAAACCTGAAGCATCAAATCCGGGGATGTTTCTGTTCTCTACAGCAGATAATCTTTCTTGTAAACCTGAAGCATCAAATCCGGGTTGATTTCTAAGAGCATTTATTTGCTCTTGTAGACCTGAAGCATCAAATCCGGGTTGATTTCTCATTGCATCTATCTGACTTTGTAAGTCAGACGCATCAAAGCCGGGGATGTTTCTGTTCTCTACAGCAGATAATCTTTCTTGCAATCCAGATGCATCAAAGCTGGGCATATTAGAAAGAATATCTGACTTAAAAGATTCTGGATCAAACGAGGGAGTACTGGCTAATTCTCTATTAGCATCTATTTGATCTTGAAGGCTAGTAGGATCAAAGCTTGGGATATTTAAAGCATCACGCAAGGTGGCAATATTAGCGGCCCCTGCTTCGGTGTTAAGCAAATCTGCAAGATTAAAATTAGGGTCAATGGGGTTATAATTGAAAGGGTGGTTGTCATAGGGTGGGTACCCATTCGGCGGATGGTCAGGAGTGACAATAGGTGGTTGATTGGCCGAGTCTGGATTGGCGGGAGTCCTAAAGTAATTAATTTCAGGGCTAAATCCGGGCCTGTACCCAACCAATTCTTCAGGGGATATAACTTCTGTCCCTCTAAGCGCGCCTTGGCGAGGGGCGGCCCCGGCCTTGTACAGCCCTGTATCCTCCAACCAAGGTGGGATAGAGCCACCAAAGTTACTAGTAGGATCAAAGCTTGGCATATTTAAAGCATCACCATTAGTCATTGCTTTTTGCATAACAACACCGCCGCCAGCGAGGCGCTGTAATCCTTTAATATTATCCATGTAATTGTTAGGATCTATAGATGTGATTCCCCCTGCCGCAGCATATTGAGAGTCACGCGCTACTTTATACCCCGGATAATCCTGGTCTAATTGATCGTAAGCATCCTCCATGATTGCCGCATTCCTTCGGTAATCTTCTTCCCTCTTTCTCTTGAACCTGCGGTTCCTCTCTTCAGCTTCCTCTACAGCTTGCATTTGCGCTCTTTGGCCTTCGCCAATTGCTATTGGTGTAAGAACTCCGGGCTCTAGAAGTTTTTTCCCAAAAGCTCCGGGCTGTTTGAATGGGGCAAGGATCTTATCTCCTGCAGTTTGGGAGCCCCTTAAAGAACTTAATTGTTCTGATAGGTTTGCTACCTTTGCATTTGCTGTATTCCTAACCCCTTCTGCATCAAGCAGCTTTTGCATTGGATCTGCCATAGCTATTTGAGATGGGTTTAAAGCTGGATTCATTGCAGCTCCAGTCAAAGGATCTGTCACTGCTGCTGGAGAAAACCCTTGGTTTACCAACTCTCCGGTCAAAGGGTTTGTTGCCGGTGCTGCCCCCATTTCTATTGCTTTAGCTATTGGATCTGCAGTTTCTGCTGCTGTTAATGCTAAGTTTTTCCCAGCCTCTGAAGCAACCGTTGACGCATCCCCCAAGGCCGCTGCAGTTTCACCTATCTGAGGATTTAATGCAGCTCCAGCAGCTTCTACAGCTTTACCCAAGCCAAAACCAGTAATGCCAGACATAATGCCTTTTTCAAGATCTCCGGTTACAGCCGTTGTTGCCAGCCCTGAACCGATAGCTCCAGACAAGGCAGCGTTGCCAGCCACGCTAGTTAACGCAGCACCAAGGCCGCTCAAGGCAGTTGATCCAAGGGCAGATCCAAGACCCCCAAGTATGGTGCTACCAAACATACTACCAAGCAAAGGTGCTAGAAAAGGCAAGAACGCTTCAGGCTGACCAGTAATGGGGTTGGTTGTCAGTTTTCCTGTAGGAGAAAGGGCAGCAATTCCCTGAACTTCATGGGGATTCATATGGACAAGCATGCTGTCGCCATACCGTCCATGTTGAGCCATGCTATTGGCTATGCCCCGCATAGGGGGATTATTAGAATACATTAACTTGTCTCCACTCCAAATAGATTGAATGATAAGTTTGTAGTGCTTGCATAGACTTTTATAACATCTGTTTGAGCGAAACACATACCTATTACCACCGTAATGGTTTCATTCCCAGAAATTGCCTTATCATAAAATAAATACTGCTTATCATCTGCCGAGGCTCCCGCAACATGAAAGCTCACCCGAAATGTCGCAGCTGAACCATCTCTATTGCATACAACCAAAGAACTAACTGTTGTCTGTGTTAAGTTCGGGGCCGTATAAAGGGTTGTTACTGTTGTCGCTGCCGGAGCTAACTGTCCTAAACTTTTTATAACATCGGTCATGAAGCCCCCATGAGGAGAAACTGAAACCTCCTCACTGCAAGAGAGCCGGTTTTGTCTCCTTGGGTCTTTGCCAGCTCAACATCGTTTTCAAGAGTTTGGAAGGTAAGCTCTATCGTTCTTCTTGTGATTGCCTCGTTCTCAAAGTCATACTCTGGGCGAGATGCCGGTAAAGGGTTGTCTCTTCTGGAAGCCATTACCGCCTCCCGTCCTGACGCATATCAAACCTAAGCCCCCCGAGCCTCCAGCCATAGCCAGTCCCGCTACTCTCTACCCTGACAACAGAGTGCCTTGTTCTATTCCGCACATAAGACTGGGTTGTACTCGGAGTTACTGTTGACGTTGAAAGGACAGCTGCCGTTTCTAAAGGGAAATTGCTGCCTTTAACGATGATGTCAGTTGAGGCATCCGATTGATTCCCGCTAAAAGAAAAATCCGGGATAATCCTCTTCATAAACATAAAGTATTCACCTTCTCCAATCTCAAGGTCGCCAGACTCAATATAGGCGGTCATTGGAGACTCATCCGCGTCATAACCAACTTCCTGCTCATATAAATAATTGTTACCCCCGTCTATAGCAGAACAGGCCAGAGGGTATTGCCGTGTACTTCCACCAACCCAAGCGCCTCTAGCCATCGTTCCTACAGCCCAAAGACCTTCTTCATAGTTATAAGAGACATAATTGGTTACCTCGGTGTCAGCGGAACCTATAGGATAAAACCAAATTACCTCATTGTAATCATTATTCTCAGCAGCAAAAACCTTAAACGACTGGTCTTTGTTTAAGTTGGAAAAAACATAATCCTTTACGGTGCAAGCCAGTGGCTGAACTGCCCCGTTATACATATAAAAATTACCCCTATCCATGAAGTAAACAACGCCTCTGGCATTAACTGCTGCATTAGGCGATATCATTGATATGTCAGTACTTAACCGAGAAAACTGGAAAGTAAATGGAGCGCCAATAAACCTCATGGAATGCAGGCTGGCATCCGTCCAAATAAGAATTTCTTGTCTTGTCTGGATGGCCCCTATGACCTCAGAGCCAGAATTAATACGAACACCGCCAGCAGTATTAATAGCTGTTGGAGTCCAGTCTGCCGCATTTTCCTGATCGGAGAATCTAACGAAAAGCGGGTCTATATCAGAAGAACCAATCGGGTTTGTCCCAAAAGCAATAACATGCTGGTCTGTATCGGAAACCATAACCTGCAATGCAATAGTTGGTGGATTAGATGCAGACCCTAACGATGTTAACGGAATACCTCTTGTCCCGGTTCCGCTTGATTCATCCCAATAATAAACGCCGCCGCCTCTAATATTGAAGATTAAATCTTCACCAAAATTATCTTGGCTATACAGCCTTAATTGCCCAGAAGAAGCCACAGAGCTTGCGCTGCCCCATGTGCTGTCTCCCCACGAACCAGCCCCCCAGCCAGTACCACTGACAAACGTATTAAGCCCCGTGTTTATTTGGTAAACACCCACGGTATTGGAGCCCCCATCCCCGGAATCGCTAGAATTGGCCGTTACCGCGTCGCCATCAGTATCTTTAGCTGTAATGGTATAGGTGTTAACCGTTGGGACAGAGGCTATCTGGTATTCTTGATTTAATACCGTTCCGGTTATAGTGCCGCCAAGAGTCGTTGCGGCAGAAAATGTAACAAAATCATTTACAACGGCTCCATGCGCTGTATCTGTAACTGCTAAGGTAGAAGACCCATTTGTTGCGGCAAAAGTAACATCTCCAGCAGATGTTGTTGACCTGACAGGAGTTACATCATTAAAGGAACTTCCTTCGGCAATATAAAATTTAAGATTAGTTCCTAGCCCTATATATTTTATTGACTCCAGAGATGCCCAATCATAAATAGACCGACAAATGCCTAAAAAATACTCTATTGTATATTTCCGCCAGCCACCTATCTTTTCTGGACGCCCCTTTCTAAACCTTATCTTATCCGAGTCAAACCACCCAGCGTCAGCCGTGTATTCGGTTCCTTCTTTATTAACACCCGGAGCAAATTGAATTTTAGATAATGGCACACTACTGCCAGTTATGTCTGAGGGAGTATTCACGCGGGCCAGCCAACATTGGGACAATCCCTTGAGATTGTGCCTGACGGGGAGAAGGCTGCCCCATCACTGCTTGGCGCATGTTTCCTGACCCAAAAGGACTACTGCCTGCGCCTATCTGTTGGAGAGGAGAACCTCTCCTCTCGTACTTCAAGGGCTGGCTCATCATAGCCTGCGCTGCCGCGAATGCTGGGGAAGCCTGATAAGCAGCTTTTGCCTCTTGCTGTCGAGCGATTTCCTGCGGTGAGCGCCGGTGACCGATCAAGGCCGCTTCTTGCTGTCGAGCGATTTCCTGCGGTGAGAGCTGGTGACCGAGAGACCTCTGATCCTGCCCCCTCAGATCAGCTGGTCGTTCTGCATTAGGTGAGACCGGATATACTGGGGGGCCTATCATTTCGCCGGTGGTATCTATGTTAAAGTAGTAATCATCCTCTGCCCCGTCATTTACCTGCTCATATAAATAATTTTTTAAATTATTTCTTGCGAGTAGCTGCGCGTTGTCAAAACCAGCAGCATCCTCTTTAGTCATAAATTCCCCACCTCGTTGCTTCTGTTGAGCACGTTCCTGCGGTGTCTGAGGATGTATTATATTTGGGTCTCCACCGAAACGATTAGTCAGTGCAGCAGGGATTTGAC